ACTGCTGACAAGATTATAGGAAAAACACTATTTGCCAAAAAAGATTTAACCAGGTTAAATTCATCTTTGGTTAAAATTGGTATCATTGTGAAAGGATCACCGGTGGGGCAAGTTTATTCATATATTCAAAGAGGTGGAAATGTTTATTGGCAGTTTATTGACTTTAACAATAAACCTTATTATATCCTTCACACTGCTGATAGTTTTGTATTCACTGGTGATGTAAAACAAGCAGTCCAGGAACAAAAAAAGGAAGTTGAAAAGTTAGAAAAACAAGAAAAGGGATCAGTACCATTTTATATTGAAAAATATGGCAAATGGATATTGTTATATGGAATAGGTGCTTATTTGATAGCAACATACATTAAATCAAGAAAATGAAAAACAAAGGGTTAATTTATATCCTCTTAGCTGGTGGTGCAATTTTGTTGCTATCAATGAAAAAAAAAGGATCTTATAAAATAGAGGTACCTGCACCTGAAAAAATTACTGCTGAACAATTTAGACAACCTTCGCTTATTCAAAAAGTAAGTAAGGTAGTTAAAAAGGTTGCACCAGTGGTAAAAAAGGCAGTAAAAGCTGCAAAACAAAAACGATCAATGAAAGTTGGTCAATTTCCTGATATGTGTTAAATTTTAATAAAATGCAACCACAACATTTAAAAATAAATATTCAGGATGAAATTTCAGCTGACAAGTTGAAATTAGCTTATAATAAGCAAAGGTCTGATCGTGCAAGGTATGAACAAGAAAATAGCGTTTCTAAGTCAACAGGACAGGCATTTCAGAAGTATTATGTAGAAACAAAGGTTTATTATACTACTGCAAACATTGGTTCTGAATGTAACGAAATTACTTTTATAAACAATGGCACTACTGCATTGGTAGTTGCTGATGTTCCATTGCAGCCTAATCAGTCTTTAAGAATATCAGGGAATAGGGGTGAAATTGATACAACACAATATCAACTTGCTTTTGCTACTCCTATAAACGTAGGAAATCAACTAATCGTAATCCGTAAATTGTACATATAATGATAGTATTGGATCTCTCAATTCTGAATCAGAAGGGAACTCCAATGTTCAATTCTGATCTGACTGCAAACCGCCCTGCTGCGGGTATTGTGGGCAGAATTTTTATTGCTATTGATAGTCCTTACGGAATTTTTAGAGATACTGGAACTGCTTGGGATCAGGTTTCTGCTGGTGGTGGTGCTGGAATAAGTGGATCAGGTGCAGCAACCCAAGTTGCATTTTGGAATGGCACCAGTTCAATTACTGGATCAAATAATCTTTTTTGGGATTCTACCAATAATTATTTGGGTATTAGTACAAATACTCCAACAACTGCACTAGATGTTCACCACTCTACCAGTTCCGGTGCAATATTCAACCAAACTACTGCAACCAATAACAATACAATTAATTTTCAAACAAGTGGTTCAGGTAGGTGGCGAATTGGCAACTTTTATACTGCTGGTGCTGATGATTTTGGAATATTTGATGTTGTTGGTTCATTGCAACAATTAACCATACTCAAAACAACTGGTCAAACTTTTATTGGTGCCAAAACTACTGCTTCAGGTAGATTGGTAGTAAATAGTGCAACTGCTGATGCTCATTTGCAAATTGTTGGGGCAAATAGTCCTTCAATTAGAATAGACAATGCCGGTTCAGGTGGAACGCAAAGATTTGTTTTCGGATTAGCAACTGCAACAAATAACTTTATACAGGGTGCGACTGCTGGTCAATTTTGCATATCTACACAAAGTGCTGGTGCAATGCTTTTTGGTATGTGGCAAACTACAAATGCCACTGAAGCAATGCGGATATCTACTGCAAACAATTTAATTGTAGGATCAAGCACTGACAACGGAAATCGTTTTCAACTGAACGGAAATGCAAGTATTGATAGTTCTTCAGCTACAACTTTATCAATTAATAGTACATTTGCCACAGGATATTCAGCAATAAAAATTGATTCTTCTGGAACTGAAAAAGGATTAATAGGATTTGGTACTTATTTGACTTCTGATGCTGGATTAGCAATAAGAACTGCATCTGGTGTACCTTTCACAATCGCAATAGGTGGATCAACTCCAACATTAACACTTTCTTCATCAGGAGCAGCAACATTTAGTTCAAGTATTGCCATTAATAATACATTATCAGCAGCAGTTGCAGCACCAAGCACACATAAAGTTGCAATATTGATAGGTGGGGTACAATATTATTTACTAGCATCAAACATATAAAATAAAAAAAATGAAACAAATTCAACCAATTCAAATTTGGGTTAATGGACAAGAGCAAACAGGTAACTGGATTAATGCCTATATAATTAATGACAATTTAAAAGATAGTGCAACTTTTTTTTGGGCAATTTTTACTGCTGAAACTGATGGAACGCAACTTTCACAAGGTAATTTGAACATCGTTGAACCTGATTATTCAGTATGGGATTCAACTGCTGATATCAACCAATCAGCTTATGAATGGATATGTAACCAACTTGGATTAACTTTGATTTAATTATATACATTTAAAATTTGACAAATGAACGAAAAACAAGCATTGGAAGTAATTAAGGCAATTTTAGATTTGGCAACAAGCAAAGGTGTTTTCTCTAAAATTGATGAATCATTTACTGCCATTCAGGCATTTAATGTAATTGCCGAAAAATTTAAAGATGAACAGGGTAAATATGCAGACACAAACTGATCCAACACATATTGCCACATTTAGCACTATTTTGTTTTCCCTGTTGGGAATTCAGAATATATCTGAATTGGCAAATGTTATTTTTCTTGGTGCCAGTACAATATCTTGTACTATATCAATATTGGTAGGTCTTAAACAACTTAAAAAAAAGTAATATGAAAAGAATACTTAAAAATATTAAAACATCATTTTTTGGTTCCATTGCTGGTGGTTCCCTTATTGCTGATGGTATTGCACAAAACAACTGGATTACTATTATTGCCGGTATTGCTGCTGCCATTACTGGATTGTTAGCAAAAGATAGTGATGTCCAATAAAAATAAAATTTATATTGGGTTAGCGGTTATACTGATCTTATTAATCGGAAAAAAATTGAGTGCATTAAATATCATTAAAAAGTTTGAAGGTCTTGAACTGACCAGCTATGCTGATACAGGGGGCATTTGGACCATTGGATATGGCAACACAATAAACAAGGACACAGGACAGGCAATTAAACCAGGTGATAAAATTGACCTGGAAACTGCTGAAAGGTGGTTAAAAATGGATGTTTCTGAACGTGAAAAGAAAATAAAGGGATTAATCAAGGTTCCGGTTACTGCAAATATGATGGCAGCAATGACAAGTCTATCATATAATATCGGTACTGGTGCATTTGGTTCCAGTACTTTGTTAAGGTTACTTAACCAGGGTTCAGATAAAAAATTAGTTGCTGACCAGTTTTTAAGGTGGAATAAGGTCCAGGGCAAAGAGGTTAAGGGACTAACAAATAGGCGAAAATTAGAACGGGAATTGTTCTTAAAATAGGTTTTGGTTAATCATTTGAGGTGTTTTAAAGGGGGAAATTTCTATTTCTCCCTTTTTTTTTGCCTTAAAATTTGGAATTATCAACAAAAGTTATTTAAGTTCGCATTGACAAACGATTTTTTATAACATTTTAAACGAAAAACAATGAAAAAAACTGCTATTCAGATCATCTTGATCGTTCTCGGTGCTATTCTTTTATGTTTTGTTGACAATTTATGATCCGTTTACTTGCTTGGGTGATATCAGTTATTTATCTGATAGTTTTCGGCATCCCCATTGCCATTGGTTTATTGATCATTTTACAAATTATTTCAATCGCAAAATTTATCAGCAATGTTAGAAAAAAAAGAAAAAAGCATAATCGTTCACAACTACCTGTATGGTCTGATTACTTTCCTGACCAATCACAGAATCCCATTTACTGAACTACCTGAAGGGAAAATTGAAATTTTCTATCCTAGTGAATTAACATTATTTCAAATAGGCTACCACTTCGGAAGGTATGCCGAAATGCAACACAATTAATTTTATGGAACTATTTAACAACTTACGGGAAACTATGCTTGAAATAGATTATATCCAGCAAAAAGTTGATCGTTTGAAACTTTGTCAAACTTCAGGTGAAATTTCAAATATAATTATCAGCTTTGATACTGGATCAAGTCGCAAAATAATAATGCAGATTGATACTGATATATCACTGGTAAATGAAATTAAATTACTAATCCAGGCAAGTATTGAACTTTATGAGCAACAAATTCAAGAACTAAAATTAAATTTTTAAATAATTTAATATGAAAATGGATAAAAAGCCAAAATTTTTAAGTAATAGATTGAGACTTGATGAAATATCTCAATTATTGGCAGAAGATATTTTAAGTGATAATGTAATTTCAAAAGAAAAAATTTTAACAAAAAGTAAAGTTTATTTTGTTTTTTGGCAGTTGATTAATCAATTTCCAAAAAAAGATTTTGTTAATTATGAAACTATGCGAGATGCAGCATTATATAAAACTTTTAGAACATTTGTAAAAGAATATTTTTTAAAACATTACACAGAAGTAGAATATTTAAATATTTTGAAAAAATTCAACGATTTAGAAAAAGTTATACAATTAAAAGAACAAGATTTAAAAACAGAAGAATGAAACCAGTAAAAATGAACGGATTTATTTATTATTTTGAAGTGTTTATGACAGGAAATGAACCATTTATTTTAATGTCCACAACTGAATATCCCAGCGAAGGATTATCTAAAATTTATTTTTTACGCAAATATTCTATGAAATACGCAATGGATGATTTTGTGAAATATGAAAGCAATATAAAAGAACGCAACACACAAAAAAATAATGAAGTGCGTTAATTGTTCCAAACTTTTCACAATAACAATCCACAGGGGCAAGGTTGGTAAAGCACTTTGCCCCTATTGTTTAACCTTAAATAAAAATAAAAATGTCACAAAGAAACAAAGATCTACCAGCAATGCCAGTTCATCCAATGCAAGACAAATTCGGTCAAGTAATACTTATGGCGGGAATGTCAAAACTTGAAATGACTGCACTAAATATCCTGACTTCACAATTACGCAAAAATAATGTAGAGGATCTATCTCCTGAAGATATTACTTTTGTAATTGGTCAATCTTATGAAATAGCAGAGGAATTCTGTGCATTTATTGAAACTAAAAGTGAAAAGGAAAGTAGTAGTATAATAATTTAAAAAGTGCAAACCAATGACAAATGATCTGCATGAAAAATTGTTATCCCGAAAATTTAAGCAAAACTACACTCCACCTGATGAAAATGTAATTTTTACTATTGAAGGTAAAAATATTGGTTGTTTACAAAGTTTTGTTTGTTTTCAGGGATTACCTAAAGCTGGTAAAAGTACATTTATAACCAGTGCTATTGCTTCCGCTTTTACAACTTGGGATATATTCGGAATGAAATTAAATTTTCCTCAAAACAGGAAACGCATTTGCTATATTGATACTGAAAGTTCAGATTTTGACTATTATAGGGTATTGGATAGAATCAGAACACAAATTATAACTGATCATTTACCCCATAATTTTGATTCATTTTTATTTAGGGAGGATAGTCCCATTGAGATCCAGCAAATGATTGAAATTTATTTGAAGGAAAATCCTGACTGCTCAATTTTGGTATTAGATGGAATATTGGATCTTATTTCAGATTTTAATTCAGTAGAGCAAAGTTTTTATCTTATTCAGTGGTTGAAAAAAATAACCAAAATTCACAATTTATTAATTTTGTGTGTACTTCATTTGGGTAAAAAAGATCAAAATAGTATTGGACATATTGGATCTTATCTTGATAGGAAATCTCAATCAGTATTAAAAATTGAAAGAAATAAGGAAAACAAAACTATTGATCTTTCAGCTACTTTTTTAAGGTCAAGTGATGAGTTTAACCCTATTTCCATTTACTATTCAGGCACCAGTTGGACACAGGCAAACAATACACAGGAAAAGACTGGTACCTATATTTTTGGAATGGAAAAAACAAGTTTAATCAACAGGATCCTTTTTCAACCACGCAAATATTCTGAAATGTTATCTGATTTAGAAGAATTTACAGGGAAAGGATCAACTACTTGTAAAAAAGTTTTAAAAGATTGGATAAATGAAGGTTCTATTCTAAAAATTGGTGAATTATATAAACAAAAATAACATTATGTCAAAAACTCTTTTTGATGATTTTGAAAATACTGAAGAATGGAAAAAGGAATGGATTGGTATGCCTGAATTTGTACAAAATGATTCCGATAAACCATATACTCAAATAATAATCAGATTTAAAAATCAACAAGATTTTAAGGAATTTTCTAATTTAATAAACCAAAATTTAACAAAAAAAACAAAATCAATTTGGTTTCCACAAATAGAAAGAGGATTATCAGCAAATAAACTTTATGTAAATGAATCCTAAATATCCAATTTATATTATATCAAAAGGAAGATGGCAAAAAAGACAAACATCAAAAGCATTAGAAATAATGAAAATTCCGTATAAAATAGTAATTGAACCACAAGAGTATGAAAACTATGCAGAATTTATTAGTTATGATAAAATACTTGTTTTGCCATTTTCAAATTTAGGTCAAGGATCAATACCAGCAAGAAATTGGGTTTGGGAGCATTCAATTAATGAAGGTCATCAAAAGCATTGGATTTTAGATGATAATATGGATAGCTTTTATAGGCTAAATAGAAATATGAAATTGATTGTTACAACAGGTGCAATTTTTAAAGCAGCAGAAGATTTTGTTGATCGTTATGAAAATGTTGCATTATCAGGATTTCAATACAATTCATTTGTTTTTAAAGATGCCATTGTTCCACCATATAGATTAAATACAAGGATTTATTCATGTATTTTAATTGATAATAAATTACCATTTAGATGGAGAGGCAAATTTAATGAAGATACTGATTTGTCATTAAGGGTATTAAAAGATGGATATTGTACTATTCTTTTTAATGCTTTTCTTGTAAATAAAGAAACTACAATGAGAGCAAAAGGGGGAAATACAGATGAATTATACAAAAAGACTGACAATAGAAAAGAATTTGCCCTAAGTCTACATGAGCAACATCCTGATGTTGTTGATGTAGTTTGGAAGTTTAATAGATGGCATCATAGTGTAAACTATAAACCATTTAAAAAAAATAAATTAATAAAAAAAGATAATATAAAAATAAAAAGTTGTATAGATAATTATGGCATGAAAATAAAAGAATATAATAAAAAAATGCACATAACTACTTTATATAATCAATTAAATTAAAAAAATAGGGATGGAAAAATTCCCACCCCTACTTGACAAATGATCTTCAAACGAAAACCACTTTCCCTTCATAGCAAAAATAGAAAAATTCTAACGAAATGAAACTTTACACTGCTATTATTTTTTTTAAACCTGAAACTAAAATTCAACCACGAAAATATCGGAATATTAACAACGTTGATAATCTGCTCAAATTTGCCCTAAAAAGTGGCGGGTGGTATGTGAACCTATATTCTAAACAAACGAAGAAATTTGAGGCACGAAAATACCTCACAGAGGCATCCTGACAAAGATTAACACTGCAAACAAACGCAAAAGGGGCAATTTGCCCCTTTTTTTATTATCAAAGGTGAAGGAAAAGTGATTTTGATGAATGTTGGTCAGTTTAGGTCAGTTTTCATCGTGATCAAAATGGTTCAGGAAACATGGGTAGGACACTTTCCCCCCTTAGGGGGGGGAAAGTGTACCTATAAACTGACCTTGTTTCTGACCTTGAATGACCTAAATTTGTTTTTTTAAATATTTTTTATTAATTTTGGGTAATTATTTGAAAATTTTGAAAATGAAAAATTGGATTTTAATTGGTTTAGCAGGATTAACAGGCTTGTATTTGCTTGGTAAAAGTCAGTTAGCAAATAGAACGAAATTGATTTTTAAAAAACTCGGATTTGCAAATAAAAAATTTCAATTAGTTTTTGGTGTTCAAAACCCAACAGGACAAACGGCTAAGGTTTCCGCAATTACAGGGGAAGTTTATTTGAATGATAAATTAATAGCAGATTTTTCAAATTTTGGTGAACAAAAAATTGCTGCACGTTCTGAATCTGAATTAAAAATTCAGGCTTCACCTACTATCGGAATTTTACAATTAGTTACAACAAAGGGGTGGTTAAAAAAAGGTTTGCAATACACAATAAAAGGAAATGGAAATTTTGATGGTATAGTTGTACCTTTTGAATATAAAGCAAGTTTAATTTAATGCAGAAAAATATTTTACTTGGTAGATTAAAAAGTTTTGGGGGAAACTCTAAAATGTTGGTCAGGGATCAACAAGTTCCTGATATTATTTCTGCTATGCTTTCTGCTCATAAAATGTATGCAAGTGAATATGATAAAATTAGCAATGATTTTTATACAGGTGATGGTATTCAAACTGCAAAAAAACTTTTTGACTTTCTCAAAAAAAATGTTAGGTACAAAATAGAATCTGATAAAAACCAGAGGATAATGAGTCCAGCTGCAATACTTTCATTATCCCAGAATGATTGCAAGAATTTTGCTTTATTTATAATGGGTACGCTAGATTCACTTAAAAGAAAAGGATTAATAAATAATAAAATTTATTATCGTTTTGCGTCTTATAAATTGCTGGATGAAATTCCTCATCATGTTTTTGCAGTTATTCAGGATGATAATGGAAATGAATTTTTTATTGATCCTGTTTTATCAACGTTTAACGAAAGAAAAACTTACTACCATAAAATAGATAAAATCCCAAGTATGCCCTTATATAGTGTATCAGGTATTGGTCAAACAAAAAAGAAAACTTCTGCTAAGGCAGTTGCACCAGCACAACCAAAAGAAAAAAAGAAAATTGTGCTTAAAATAGCACTAGCTCCAGCAAGAGGATCATTCCTTTTATTGGTTGGTTTAAATTTCATGGGATTAGCAACAAAGTTGAAAGCTGCTTTTGACAATAGGGCAGATGATACACAAAACTGGTGGAAAAATCTTGGAGGAAATCCTAATGAACTTTTGAGGAAAACTGAGCAGGGAGCAAAAAAGAAAAGGATTGCAGGTTCTGATGTTGAATTTAATTCAGAAGGACAAATCGGTGTTATTGCTACTGGTACTGCTGCTGCTGCTGCCACTGCTGCACCCATACTTATTAAATTAGCTGAATTTCTGTCAAAATTAGGAATTGATGTAAAAGAAGTAAGTGAAGTTGGTAAGAGAGTATTAGCAAAACAAGTAAAAAACGTAGTTGAAAAAAGGTTAGAAACTGATGCACAGGTGGAACAGGCTTCACAGGATGAAGTTGATCGTATTGTGAATCAAGCTGAAAATTTTAATGCTGATGGATCAAAAAAAATGAATTATTTGCCAATAGTAATTGGTGGGGCAGTAATTATTTATTTGATAAGTCGCAAAAAATAATCACTTTCACTTGACCTTTATTATGTATAATAATTATCCGATAAAGGCATCAAAAAACGCAAGTGAAGGATATATTTTAAATATGATGAAAGGAAGTTGCAAAAATGCAACTGGGGTGAAAACAGGGATTAAGTTAATAAATAGAGATGTTTTGAATGAAAAATTTGTAAAAAAAATTTATTCATATTTAAAAAGGGCAAAAGTTTATGTTGGGGATAAGGATAAGTGCGGATATATTAGTTATCAATTATGGGGTGGCAATGAAATGCTTACCTGGTGTGAAAAAACATTAAAAAAATAAATTATGACTGCAAAACAAAAGGCAGCAAGGGCAAATTTTAAAAAGGCGGTTACTGAAGCACAAAAGTTAAGGAAAAGCAATCCTAAACTAACGCAAGCACAGGCACTAAAACAAGCATTTGCTAAAAATAAAAAAGTTGGTGCAGTAAAAAAGAAGGCTGCACCAAAAAAGAAGGCTGCACCTAAAAAAGCTGCATTGAAAAAAGCTGCACCTAAAAAGAAGGCTGCACTTAAAAAAGTTGCATCAAAAAGAATTACTGATATACATAAAGACAGTAAAAGTCATAATGTTAATATCAGGGTTGTAAGTGGTTTTGTTGGTAGGTTAGTTGTAAAAACTTTTACTTTATCTGAACTTAAAAAAATGAATCCAATTTATTTTGAAAAAGGTAAAGATAAAAGTGCTGGTGTATATAAAAGAAAACTAATAATATCAAAAAAATTAGAAAGTCAAGTAATGGTTGAAGCACAAAAAGATCCTTTTACTAATTTAAGATCTTATGTTATTAGATTAATTAATGCAGAAGGTAGTATCGGAATTGGAAAAAGATTTGATACTATTTATGGTGCTGCTGAATACATTGGTAAAAATATAATACTATAAACTTCTTGGGATTGCTTCCCACATAAACAAAAAAAACAAAAAAAAATGGCACGTAGAAAAAAAAGGTCTGCACCCAGCCGCCGTAGGAAATCACGCAAAATGGGAGCAATCGGTAAAAGTTTCTTGATGGATGCTGCTGGTCTTGTTGCTGGTGCAGCCGTTGCAAGGGTTTTGACAAGTTCAGGTAAAATCCTTCCAAACATTGATGCTAAAATTAAAAGTGCTGGTGTAATTGCTATCGGAGCATTTTTCCCCAAACTTTTGAAGGGTTCACTTGGACAATCAATCGGTAGTGGTATGGTAGCTGCTGGTGGTCTTGGGTTGCTTCAGTCAACAGGTGTACTTGGTGCAATGGATCAAGCAATGGAAATTCCTGTTTCAGTAATGGCAGGTGATGATCTTTCAGTAATCGCTGGTTATACTCCTGACAATCTTTCTGTTATTGCAGGTATGGACGAAGAATATTCTTATTAATTAAATTGTAAAAATTAAATAACATGGCAACACAACATGGTGCAAGACTGGTTTTTGACAATGCCAAAAATCTAGTCAACAATGCTGGCTTTTCTGCTGGTCAAGCAGTATTGTCTCAGTCTTATATTCGTTCTGAAGTAGCAATGTCAACATCAACTACTTCTTACCAAATTCCTATTCTTACTAACTCTACTGGTGCAAATACAAATTTTGCAACGAATCAACTTTTACAACTTCAGGATGCGTTCGTAGTGGCGAGTATAGGGATCTTCGTTTCTGCTCCGGCTGCTTCTACTACCACTGCTTTTCCTTTGTTTACTTATCCTAATGCAGTAACTTTTTCAACTGCTGGTGCCGCTACTGCTCTTTATAATTTGTACAATGGTAAGCTTTCGGTTGTAGTAAATAACCGGCAAATTGTTCCGGCCTGGGATCTTTACAGGCATTTGTACGTACCACAATTTCAGCAAGGTTCATCAAGTTCTGCAACCAATGGCGGTATTGATCAAAACGACGCAACCGAATATGGTTATTATCCAGTAGAACCAAACATTGTTTTGGTAGGATCTAAAAATAACGTGATTAGCTTGGAACTTCCGGGTGCAATTTCAACACTTCAGGCATCAACTGCCCCACGAATTGTTGTTATTATGCGTGGTATACTGGCGCAAAATGTTACTCCAGTTAGATAATTGGAATAAATACCTGAATTGGAAAGGGGGATGCCACGTTAAACATAGAACCCCTATTTTTTTTCGTTCTAAAAAAAACAAAAATGAACAAAGTTCAAAATTACGAATTCATTGAGGTTGTAGTTCCTCAATCATCAACTGGAACTAGGTTTTATTTCCCAGATCAACCCCAGTTGCGTTTTGTTAGTTTGCTAAATCTTGTTTGTTATACCACTGATACAATTACAAATTCAGTTTTGAGTGGTAATGCACTTTTGAGCATTGCAAATTTAAAAAATTCTTACCTTGTCTTATATTATAACGATAAAGAATCAGTGAACCGCATACCGGTGTTAGAATTAAACAGGGTTGTGTCTAATTCTGCAACTGCTGCATTTAGTTTTGATATTACACCATTTGCAGGTCAGCAAATTATCTGGGCAAAGTCATACATTCAAACTCCTACTGCATATTCTTCAATTAGTGCATCTAATTTTAGTATTTGCTTTGGTGTTTACTACGCATAATCAATCCACTTTTCCTTCACCTTTAAATTGATTGTATATGGCAACTTTTCAACCTGAAATACATACTCCTCAAGGTGTTCTAGATTACTACGATAGTTATGATATTGCAGGATATAGTGTTTATGCTGGTCATAAAATTGATCCTAAAATGGGTAGATATACCTATACGGGAAATGATAAAAATGAAGGAAGGCATCAATTAACAAATGCACTTAACGCAATAATTCAGAATCCTGATAATATTAATACATATTGTATTGCTATCTTAGGTCAGAAGGGTAAAAAAGTTGAAGAAATTAATAGCATATCTTTTCAATTAAATAAAAGGCAATCAGCACAACCATATCAAATTGGAGCATATCAACCCAATATGATGAATGAAATAAATGCTTTGCGTTCTGAAATTGCTGCATTAAAAATGCAGCAAGAAATGGAAGAAGATGAAGAAGATGAAGAACCTGAAGAAGAAAATTTCCTTGCTGGTTTGATGAATTCACCGCAAATAAAGACAATAATTCTTTCACAACTTTCCAGCTTATTTGCACCTGGTCAAAAGGTTACGCACGTTGCTGGTATTGAAAAAACCGAAACAATGGCAAATGAAACTGAAATTGAAAACGAGGAACGTATTTACGATGCAGTTGAAAGACTGAAATTGTATGATGACCAGTTGGCAAGTGATCTAGAATTGCTTTGCGAAATGGCAGAAACTGATAAATTTCAGTTTAACTTTCTTTTGAAAATGTTAAGAAAATAAGTTATGCCGGAAATTACTGCTGACAAGATTATAGGAAAAACACTATTTGCCAAAAAAGATTTAACCAGGTTAAATTCATCTTTGGTTAAAATTGGTATCATTGTGAAAGGATCACCGGTGGGGCAAGTTTATTCATAT